AATTGATGCAACAGTTAGTGTTGCAAAAAGAGAATGATAGTAGAATAGGCCTAAGCCTATCCTTCTATCATAAGATTCCTGTTACCTGAATTAACGAAATTTGTAACAGCTCTATATCCATTATAGACCCTTCCAATTGTATTGCGAATTGAATGGAAGAAATCTATAACATTATGTATAGAGTTAGATGGGTTGTAACCGTTACCTGTTATTCGTTCTATTACGGTTACGGGATTTCCCACTGGCCCTAGGCGATGTGGCACCAAATCACTATTCGTTGACCCTGAATATTCATAATTGAAAGTATATTGTAACGAATAAGCTTGATTCACAGCACCTGAAATCATAACACCAAAGCAAGCCTCATTTAATAACGTTGAATTTAAGCCTGCATTTGGTACCATGCTTAACATTGATATATCTGAAGGGTAATACCTTACGATAGCTACTGAACCCTTTGAATATATCATTTGATGAGGTGAATCTCTATAAGTATCATAATTACGCACCGCACCTAATAAAGTGTTATAGCCTTGAATTTGTCCAGACTCAGTACTGAAAGAGGCTAAACTTCTGATTTTGATCCCCCCCGAAACCATCCTCAAAAGACTAGACCCAACAATGTCTGTATCCGCGTTCAATAGCGCTGCCGATAAACCTAATGTAGTTTCATTGTGTGTAGCATCATTAAATACAGTGATAGATCCATTCACACATCTTACAGCTACCCTCGCAAATCCTAAAGCATTAGTGTTAAAAGTTACTACTCCGGAAATAGTTTTGACTTGACTCGGAGTAGGAAATTGCGAAGGGATTCTAACCCCCCTATGAACAAATGGGTCATGCAATGATTCGATATATTCACTGTGCACAGCCCATCGGTTTCCTGAACCTGATTTTCCAGAACTATTGTTTTTATTCCGATTCTTCTTGTTCTTCCTTTGATTTTGGTTTTGTACCATCTTCTTGTTTTTCTTGTTCTTAATCCCAGCGGTGATTTTGAGCATAATTTTATCCCCGCGACAATCATCTTTGCCTGCGTCAAAGCTAGAGTTGACTTCGGGGTCCATTTCCTTAACCGCAATTCGCATGCCCGCTCTGTAAATACCATTGTTTGCTCTGTGAACGCATGCATTATCAATAATTGGATTGGGATTGTTTACTGACCACATCCTTTCAGCTTTGTTGACTAGTGTATTCAATCGTAACTCCAATTCATAATCTGACCAACCAAACAGTTTCGCGTATTTCCTCAAATCTTCCTGTTTCAAATTGTTTCTACGAGGATTAGTTATTTTATATTCGTCATCAATGTTTGGTATTTCACTATCCAGACTGAGTTGTACTGCATCTTCATATTCCATCCTGGTCATAGGTGCATCAACAGGCATACAGATCCCAGTCTTTATTACTCTGCTCGGATCTCTGGAGATTACTATGGGGTTTATGTTAAGAAATCTTCGAGAAAGAAAAGAATGTTTTTCTAATCCACCCACCATAAAATCCTTAGCTAATTGTCCGAGTCCCGAACAGGTGTTTTGTGTTCCTAAGATAGCTTTATATTTTGTTACGTCAATTTTCTTATCAAAGAAAGCTATCATATCATCCCCTGATGCATACAGTTTATAATTCTTATAACCCAGGACATGACACGCGAACATGTTATACAGCAATACCCTACTAGTATTAAATAAAGTTGTTCTGGTAGGATGTCCAGAAAATACAGTGCCTTTTAAGCTACCACTTAGACCGAAACCAGTGTAAAATTTGGTGCTTATATCCATTAATGATTTTTCTATTTCTTTGTGTGTATAAACAGGCAATTCACTTAATTCTAAAAAGGTATTCAAATACCTCCCAAAGAAGCCATTATCTACTATTTCTAGCAGCTCGGTGTGTTGATGTGCATCGTGAGATGAGCCGTCATAAGACATTATATTATTATGGCTACCGAAGTATTCATTCCCGGCTATAATATCAGCTATTTCATCTTCATCATAACCTGAAACAAAGGAAGTTCCGAACATGAAATCTTGTTTCATCAATTTTATGAAGAACCGAGCTACATATGATCCAACAAATTTAAACTCATCACTCGGATTAAACAAACATCTAGGTCTCGCATCTTTATCGACGTGAATCTCATTTGATTTGCTGAATAAACCTAAAACTCGGGAGATTTTACCTGTATCATATAACTTGTCTTTACCGTCCTGGTACAATCTCCTTTTTGGTGCTTCCAAACTATCAAAGAAGGCGTCTAGACTATAATTTGGCGCTTCATCTATAATCCATGTTTCGATTTTATTATGTCTTTCTGCAATGAAATTATCGACGAACTTTCTAAAATGTTCTAGCGTTTCTTTGTGCGCAAATTCCAGAACTGAAGCTTGTCGCATTAGCAATGCCGCTATCGTATTATAAGCACATGACCCAAAATGTGTAACTTCACTGCTATCCAGTTTATAATACATAGTCCTGCATGTACAATCTAGTTTCATTTTACTCGTATTAGAAGTTAATAACGAATTTTCGAAAGGTGCTACTCTTCTTGTTGCATTTTCCAAATCATAATGTATGCTTTCCAAAGGCACCAGATTTTCTTTTGAAGCTTTTATTTCTGCCCGTCGCAATATTGAATTCCTAATTTTGGCTTTTAATCGATAATTCTTCGAACCTGCCCTGTGATTCACTCTTTCAGCTGTTACTTCAACCGAGATAGCCGGTGTTTCATTCGCCACAACTAGGTTCTGCTCACTGTTTATTTTGTTATCTTCTGTTAATTTGGAGTCATTTAGTCTGTCTCGTTCTCTCACGTAATCATCTCTCTTTTTTTGTATTGTCTTGATTCCAGAATTAATTTTCTTATAGCAGGCGATGGAACATTTGGACACACCGTTGATTAATCTTTTAAGTGACGAGATTTTGCTTTCTTTATCATTGACGTCATCTGTTGCGATTTTGGAATTTTGGTGTTCTCGATTGCGATAAGTGATATCTATTCTACCTTTGGCTCCTATAATGTAGTTCCTGATCTTGTAAGCGGCACACGTCAGTAATATACTTAATCCAATGACCTTGGCGCTTCTTACAAAAACATCCATCGAACTGAGTCTTACCAAATTTTTCTCCTCAAACTTTACCCTGTCCAGACCGAAAAAGCTACCTATAGAATCATTCCATTCATCTTGGTTGGAACGAGGTCTGTCTTTTTCTTGTCCAATGACCCAGTTACTAAAGCTCTCCTTCAACAATCTCCAACTGCCTCTCAAAAAAGAAGACCCAGTATTTAAAGTTCCCTTGAGTTTCTCTACTTCCTGTTTAGCTTCTCTCTCCCCCATCAAGACTTCCAATAAAGTTGGTAATGATTCGTACTTATCAACGAGTTTTCTTGAAATAAGGAATGAGGTTCCAGAGAATGATGTGAATCGGAACAATTTCTTCCATTTTGATTCAGACTCGGTAGATTTATAGCTCTGCAAATGATCAACCATTGGAGTTGTTGTTTCTTCCATCAATATAAATGATTGATAAGCATATAATCCTAGTAAATTGTCGCTATAAACTTCTCGATAAACCTTCGTATCTCGACGAAACAATCTCACTGCATTCACGAAAGTTTTCTTCATCTCTACAATTTCTCCTGGTCTTAAGTTTAAGAGATGATGGAAGTTGGCATCCAAATGTGGCAATGCCAAACGATATTGAGACTTAATTTTACAGCCTCTAAAATATTCTAGCCTGTCGTTATTATCATAAAATTTTCTATCTACGACAGGCATTTGAAGTAATTCCAGATCCATTTGCACCTCGAGGCCTAGATCATACCGAATGGTGTTATCCAGATTTTGATTGTATTTCACTCTCCTTATATTAAGGCATTCGTACGTCATTTCATGACCTATCTCGTATCTCATGATCCTTGCTACGCTTATGACGACGTTTTGTGAATATCTGTATAGTCCTGGATTTAAATGTCTTACCATATGTTCATAGTGATTTGGGTTGCCTTTGACATATGACCTGACCATACCTGAATCTGTTACAATTGCATAACCCTCGTTATGATTATAATGGTATATGCCAGGTTTATTTGGATATCGAATATAATTAACAAAGATGGTGTTACCATCCTTAGTTGAAGAACTATCGGTTAGAGCATTCGTTAAGAAATTATTAAGATAAGCGTTGTCGAAGTAGTA